AATTGCAGAGGAGTTTAACTGTAATCACTTAGCCATTTATCAAATCCTTAAAGGAAAAACCTATCAGGATCTGAGCTAGCTATCAATAAACATGTTGGTAATTCAGCGTAAGGGTTTAGCTGACACCTGGACCCAAAAGATCCAGGACGTAATGGACTTAAATCTAGTTGTCTAGGTTCGCGCCATTACTGGCCTGGAACTTTCGTCCCATTGAAAAAATTATAGCAGGGGCTTACTTACGCCTGTTAATAAGAAAATCAGAAACCGCCGATTACGTTGCCGGGGTTATAGGTGTTCGGATTGACGGGCCCCATCCTATGGAATGGGTTGACTACGCCATCTGCAGGTTGGAGATCGGCGGATTGACCAAGGCCAATACCAGCGCTCTCAGGTGCCAATCCCCCAGATAAAAGCGCATTACGTGCAAGGGCTGCTGCCACTTCTGGGTGCTTTTGTGCAGCCGCTGCAGTTGGCGTTGCTGCTTTTTTCTGGGGGGCTTTTTTGCCAGATGCAATTTTTGCCTTGTCCATGGCAGCTTTTGCTTTGTCGGTATTCATCGGCGTTGTCCACGAGCAGCCATTTGCTGTTGCATCATCATCTGCTGTTGCATTTGCGTGATGGGGAGGGGGCCGTGGGGAGGCATCGCACCCAACAAATACTGCTGTTGGTTGCTCAGGATAGCATCTTGAACAACTTCAGCACGACGGGTTGCATTACCGGAAAGAAGGCCCATGGGACCCAAGGGCGATCCGGGCATGTTGAGGTGCAGGTAACCGGCTTGCAAGTCATCCGCCATGGGTCCTCCTTGACCCATCATGGGGACGGAACCAGCAGGGCCGCCCGGAGGAGCAGCGCCAGCGTTGGTCAGGGTAATACCGGCGGGGGCGGGACCGGACATCCGTTGCATCGCCGGGTTGTGGGGGCTATTGGCATAGTTAATGGCGGCCCCGGCAGATGCTGAATGGGTCTGACCGTGCGCACCTAGCTGGGCTGCAGCCGTGGGTTGGGAAAGGAATTGTGAAACTTGGCCGAGGATGCCACCACCTGGGGCGCCGTATCGAGCGGCCATTTGTGCTGCACCACCGACAGGTTGTTGCCCCATGAGTTGCATTTGGCCGGCAGGGGCCTGAGTAACGTTTTGATAACCCTGCGGCTGTTGGCCACCACGTTGCGGACGCATCTGTATTAACCCCGATTTAATTAGGATTGTATTGCTACCTTTTATTTTAAACTCATTAAACCCGATGCATGAAAAAAGTGCAGCTATTCCACCATGAGGAGAATTGCTGCACTTATTTTATCCGTTTTACCAATAAATGGATTTTATCGGTTATCTGAGTATCACTCCATCACAAGCAGTTTTTGGCGGAACACATCAGGGTTGGATTGCGCTGCATTCAGATAACGCCATGCGTTGGCGGGGTCCCGATCAGCAAGGGTTCCGAAGCTATCCCAGAAGGCCGCAGGGTTGCCCTGAGCCTGGGGCTGAGGGGGAACGGGCATCTGAGGACGCTCGAACTGCTGAGGGGCCGCTGCGGTGGGGATAGGACGATAGCTGGTATTTACAACGGGAGCGGGACGATAACCGATTTCTTCATCAGGAATCGGGTAGGGGCCGTTTTCACCGAAGAATTGCGTAGTGTAATCAGCCAGGACATCGGGATCCGTCAGAATGATCTCGTAAGCCTTGTGCTCATTAGCCAATTCTTGTAGGAGGCTGACGGCTTGGATCAGTTGATTATTGGTGATAACCAGATGATCTTCTAGGCTGCAGGAATACTCATTGAGTACACGAGCAGCATCAGGACCGAAATGATCAATTACCTCAAGGCTTTTGGGGCTTACCCCGTTTGCCAGCAACTGTTCCCGGCTGATTTCCAACGAGGTTGGGGAAGAGTTGCTGAAGGATACCTGGTTGCTGCTGGCTCCAGGCATAGAGGTCAGCGGAGCCTGGTACGGGTTGTTGCTGTACTGGGTTGCCGGCTGTGAACTGTAATTGGCCGGGACGGTTGGTTGACTCGGCGCGGACTGTTGACCCTGGAAGGGGAATTGGACCGGCGAACTCAGGAGTCCGACCACCCGGTTGAACGCCTCCTTGTAGGGGTTCTCCGCTACCGGGGCCGCCACCGGCTGGGCCACCGGGGCCTGCTGGTACGCCTGGGGGTATGATTGAGTAGGCTGGTATTGGGGCGCTACTCCCATCTGGGCCGGCATTTGCGGGGCTGGGGCCGACACCGGCTGGTAAGGTGCCACCCACTGCGGGGTTGTCGCCACCATCGGAGCCTGAGCTGCCGTCTGCTGGGCTACCGGCGCCGCGTAACTGGTCGGCTGGGTCTGGTAAGACTGGGGTGCCGATTGGATCGGCGCTGCGGTATCGGCCTGCATAGGTTACCTCTTTTTGTAAACTCTCTAAAGTTCGGTAAAGGAAGGGGGTGAGATTTAGCCTGGGATCCGCAGCCATGGGAAGGTTGGGTTGCTGCGGATGCGGCGTCTTCATCTGTAGATTGACTAGGTCAATAAACGATGAATAAGCCCTTTGTACTTCCCCGACCATTCTAAACGGAAAACCAGAAAGCATTCCTGCAATCTCGTCATCAGTTTTGGACGGGAAAAGGTACTTCAGTGCTTCAATGCTATCAACACCTAATTCTTGTAGGTTTCTTGTAAAAATTGACTGGTTTAATTTATCTTGGGGAGTATCTTCATAAACGGGGCCCATCCAGCGCCAGCAGATGGTTCTATCGCCATCTGGCACCAAGCCTAAAACCCCATCGGGGATTTGCTTGGTATTAATTACATTGTCAATACCAGCTCGTAAAGTTGTTTCGTATTTGGTCTTAGCACGTTTGAACTTAAGCGCCAGCTTAGGATCGTTGGGATCCTCAGGTGGAATTGGATAAACCAATCCCAAGGATTGCGCCAGGGTCTTGCGGAAGATTTGTTCTTCCTGGAAGATCATTAGCTCAAAACAACGGCAAATTCCGTAAGTGTACAACTGCAAGCACTTTTTCTTTGCTGTTGCACTGACGCGGCCATAGGCAGATTTAATTTCTGTTGCGGTGACGTTTTGAATACTTAGGTCATCAATGCCGCCCAACGCCAAGCGGATTTCAGAACGGAGTTGATCGACGTAACGAGATTGTTCGGCGCTAACAGCGTTCGGCGTGATGAAACCAACACGATCTGTGGGCTCCAGGTTGGCAATGACCCTCGGCACACGCATACCGGAACCAGGGCGACCAATGTACCCAGGTGCGTTTCGTGATGTGGGATCTTGTTTGTAAGTTGAGCTTGAAAGGCTAAATTCGGATTGAAAACCCGATTGGCTTGAAATACTGGGGCGTTGCGCTGTATCACCTTCGGCCTTTTCAATGATGTCTTGTTTGGGCCTGGAGGACAGCAGGGTTGGGTTACCAAAGAATGAAAGGTTTGCACGTATATTTTTAACCATTTCATCGTGGGCAACAACTTGATTGGCAAGCCACTCAAATTCACCGCTACCCTCGGTACCAAATGCATCCGGGTTGTTGAATACTTCTACACACGGAATAAATTCCAATGTATTGATTACGGTTTCCTTGTTTAATGCCGCAAAAGCTTCCGGCATGTCAAACTTCAACTCTTGTTCGCTATGGTACTCTTCAATTTCTGTTGCGGTAATACGCAGTCGCATGTAACGTTTGTCCGTGGAAAGGCCAACACCACCAAAACCGCGTGATGATTTTACTTTGTACGGATAAATAATGATGACTTCATCCAGTTCCCCTTCTGGTGTGTAGTAGGTGCGATATGAATCCTTATCAAACCAGTACAGGCGATACGTTTTTTTAGTGGGCCGAATATAAAAAAGCCCTTTACCGTAGGCCAAAAAGCGGTCCCAAATGGAATCAAGCCTGGCGTCTAACTTGTTAAATTTAATGACTTGTTGAATAAAGTCAAATCGTTGCGAACCAAAGTTATCTTGATGTGGGTAAAATTCGACACCCTGCCGGATGCCAAACATCTTCATCTGCCCTAAATGTGAATTTATAAGCATTGTGTCTGCCGCACCGCTTGACTCACGGTTTACGGCGGCACGCAGCATTCCATCCAGGGTCGTGTTTGTTTCGCTCATTACACGTTAGATTGCGGTGTGTTTATCCTACTCAATTTCGTAGCCAGCAGCAAGCCGTTTGAACATGATCACGTTGTCCTCTACCTCAATATCAAAGCGCTCACCAGGTACAAGACCCAGGTCATGGCACAATTCATCAGGGAGGGAGAAGACAGCAGAGCCGTAGCCGTCTTGTTCCAGTTCAATGGGGAAGTAGCTGTAATTCATTGAGTGATTACTCAGTTTAGTTCCAGAATACTTTATTGCAGCCTACTTTTGATAGCGGTAGTTTTAGTATTCAAGCTCCAGTTTCCCCCTTGCCATCAAGCCGTTGCATAGCCAAACCAAGGCATCAATGCAATCATCATGGGAACTGACCCCAAAGTTAATGATCTCGTCCGTTAGCGCTTGGAATTTACGGTACTTATTGAATTTGATCTTATGTTGTTCAAATAAACCCATGATGCCACGAAACCTTGCTACTTTGTCTCCACGAAAGCCCTTGACCGGGTGCCATAAAACATTGTAAAGACCGTGCTCAACAAGGCAAATACGTTTGAAATCCGCCTCCAGGGAGGCTTGGTAAGCCACGGCCTCAGACCACACGTCAACGCTGGTTCCTGTTGGGATATACCTAGTGCCTTCTTTGTAAACAATACCCCATTCAAACATCATTTCCATCATTGCCTCCAGCTTTTCCAGGTTTCCCATCAGGCGGATGCGTTTGCAATCAATGACATACACCTTGTCGCCAACACGTCCGCCAAGAACAAATACGCTGTAATCATTACGCTCCCGTACGCCAGCAGATAAATCCACTCCAATACCAAGGCGATCAAATTCAGTTGGAATTTTCCCTTTGATGATCAAGTCGGGGGATAGGGACAGTTCGCTGGTCTGTACAATTTGGTTCTGGTACTGAAAACTAAAGCTGATTGGGGCCTGGCGACGGCGGTCTTGCAGGTATTCCAGCGACCACATTTCTGGCCAGTAGGAGGATTCTTCTCCTGACTCATCCACAATGATTGCTGACTGCACCAGTTGAATCCAATCTTTTTCAGGGATGAAGGTGGTTCCGTGCATATCATCATGGCGGAATCTAGTGCCAAGACAAATCGCTCTTCCGCCTTCAAACATGGTGGGAGTAATAACTGAGTTCCAGTTATCCTCCATTGCCAATCGGATTTCGCGGTTTTTTATTTCGTCAGCGGACTTACAAATGTCATCGATCACACATAAATGGCTACGTTTAGAAGTAACCGCCCCTTTTAAGCCCGCGCAGCATAACGTAAATTCTTCTTCACCAGTAGATTTAACGCCGGCAAACTTCCAATCGATGCTCCAATACTCGTTGCTGTTGATTCCTTTGGCAATTTTTACCATGGGGAAGATTTCTCTATAGGTTTTGCTTTCTTCAATGATCCGCTTGATGGCTGCGCTTTTAGGCCTGGCGACATCAACCGTGTACGAAATATACAAAATTTTTAACGGCTTCTGATGTAACGCATGCACGCCGATTGTCCAGGCACAGAACAAGCCGGTAACGGTACTTTTTGCTGACCCGCGGGGACTAAGTATGTCTACGTTTGGGCCACCTATACCAATCAAACATTCAGTATCCTGTCCTGTACACAAATATTTATGCCACTCTTTGTGGTGCGCTGCTGGTGGTTTGTCCCCTACAACATCACAAAAATAAGCAAAATCCGTCCTTGCTCTTTCAACATCTACATCGGATGTTTTCTTTACAATTTGTTGTTTTGCTGCAGCACGCGCCGTTCTACGGTAAACGCTGTAAAGACTTGTGCCCGCCACTCAAGATTAATCGTATGTTGCCTTCAGCATACAGCAAAACCCTTTAAGTTGCCTTTAGGATTCCTCTTGTAGGATTTTGGTCCACACTGCCATGGATGCTTCCTGCAATGGTCCCTCAATAGGGTCATCGCGGAAAATCAAAAGCATCTCCCTTAATGCACGGTCCGCGCCAGCCAAGATCAAGCCCTGCTTATCGGTTAAGTGCTTTTCATCATTTAGTTGCTTGATGGTGCCACGTAATTCTTTTTGCAGCATGGCAATACGGGAGGTCCCCATATCTTGCTTGACCATGCCCATATTGATGGCGTCGCGCAACTTGGCTATATCTTGCTGCATGGCGTCAATTTCTTCTTCCATGATGGCGGCAAAATTACGTTTTTTGTAATTTTCCTTGGCCCAATCATGGCACTCCACAATGGTACCCGTAAACCCGAGGAAGCGAGAGTATAAGTACATTTGTATTGGTGAACTTACTTGTTTACAAAACGCAAAAAAAGATTCTTTGTCTTTTTCGCTTAGTTTATCCAGCCAGTTGGTTACGCTTTGTTGGCTCGTTGCGACCATTGGTAATCACGTTGCGCTTTGTAATTATCATACGCTTGTTGTTGCGCCTGTGTGAGGCGCTGCTGAACACCGGTTTCAGTGGTCTGCGCAACTCCGTATTGACCTGCCATCCGCGTTTGTTCCACATTGTACTGACCCGTTGTCGCTGCAACAGCTTTGGCGGCCTCTGCTTGTGCCTGTGTGCTCAGCAAACCATATTGCCCAGATACCTGTGCGGTATTGACTTGCGCACCTGCTTGCGTTGTTGCAACGGCCTTTTGTGCTTCTGTTTGCGCTTGTGTTTGTTGCAAGCCGTAACCACCTTGAATACTGGCAACATCTTTTTGAGCACCTGCCTCGGTCTGCGCCACGGCTTTTTGGGCTTCTGCTCCGGTTTGCGCTTGTGCTAAACCATACTGACCGGTGACTTGTGCAGTCCCAACTTGAGCACCTGCTTGGGTCTGCGCAACAGATTTTTGTGCTTCCGCACCGGTCTGGGCAACCGATTTCTGCGCTTCTGCTCCAGTTTGAGCTTCTGCAAGGCCGTATTGACCAGCCATGCGGGTGCTCTCTACCTGGGCGCCAGCTTGGGTCTGCGCAACCGATTTCTGCGCTTCCGCCCCAGTCTGGGCTTGTTGTAGACCGTACTGACCCGAAATCTGCGCGGTGCCTAATTGAGCACCTGCTTGGGTTTGCGCAACAGATTTTTGTGCTTCCGCACCGGTCTGGGCCTCGGCCAAGCCGTATTGACCCGCCATGCGGGTGCTCTCAACTTGCGCACCTGCTTGGGTCTGTGCAACTGATTTTTGTGCTTCTGCTCCTGTTTGTGCTACTTGCTCCTGGGCGCCTGCAGCAGTTTGTGCCTGTTGAAGACCATACTGGCCCGAGATCTGTGCGGTGCCTAGTTGAGCACCTGCTTGGGTCTGCGCAACCGATTTCTGCGCTTCCGCACCAGTCTGTGCTTGTTGTAACCCGTATTGGCCCGTGATTTGAGCCGTACCCAGTTGAGCACCCGCCCCAATTTCAGCGGTTTTCGTTTGTGCACCCGCTTGTGTACTTGCGACAGCTTTCTGTGCTTCCGCTTGTGTCTGCGCCTGTGATAACCCATAGGCACCTTGAATGCTAGCTACATCTCTTTGCCCCCCCACTTGGGTTTGAGTGCCTGCAAGCGCATACTGACCTTGGAGATTAGCCAAATTGGCTTCTCCCAGGTATTGCGTTTGCAGGCCAAGGCGCTGCTGTTCACCTTGCGTTTGTAGGGTTGTGCGTGCTTCGGCGCCGGTTGCTTGCGTTTGCCTGATATTTTGATCAGTGAAAAACGCACTATTGGCTTGGTCCAATTGTGAACCAAGCGTCATATTCAAGCGTTGTTGCTGCCCGCTTACTTCATCTAAAGCCGTTTGCGTTTGTAACGACTGGGTAGATTCATTCTGCGTTGAAACGGGCGGCGGCGGTGGCGCCTGGATAATTGTTGGAGCCGGAGGAGAACCGCCCATTTGAATAGAACCTCAGTATGTGTAGTATAGCAAAATTAAATCGGGATCAACCAACTTGGAAGGTTGTACCACGATAAGCAGGAGGCTTGGAAGCCTGTTGCATTTGCGCCATTGCTTGGTTAAGCGCCGCTTCTCCCTGTTGCCCCATGCTTATTTGATTTTGAATTGACTGTGCAACCGTTTGCCGATCAAGGGGGGAAGATTGCTGGTAGCTCAAGGCAAGTGCCGCGTCATTCAGCTTATTTTGATAAGCTTGTGCACTGTATTGAGGACCATACCGCAATGCAGATTGATTTGCAAGATCATATGCTTGCCCTTGGTAATTCAGTAGTTCACTGGGAGATAGCGGAGCAAACTGCTGCAGCAATCCTTGCAGGTAGGCAGAATCGGGTGCAGCCGCATTTCTGGCACCCGTCCCAGTATCTACACCAGTCTGAGGAATTGTCCATTGCGTGGGGAAACCCGAGGCAATAGTATTGGCAGCAGGATCAAGTGACGTGGAACCAGGTTGATATGCTGCCAAAATGGGTACATTTAGTTTTTTGGCAAAAGTTTTTGCAAATGATGTACCGGACGGCAATGATGCTGGCGTGTACAGATTTGACCAGTCAACAAGAGCCATGATTACACATATCCACCACGTTGAACAGCTGATTGCAATACATTACTCAAAGCTGTATTAGCCATATTAGCCGCATTTTGCTGTGCATTGGGCATCATTGTGGTTTGCAGCAGCAGATTAGCCCTTGCTTTGGCGCCCGCAAGCTCAAGCGGCATGTCTGCATATTTATTTTGAAGAGCTTGCGCGGAACCCATCGCGCCAAATTGCCTCGCGTTCTCCAGTTGTTGTGCATTTTGCAACTGCTGCCAAGCAAGTTGCCCTTGGTACTGACCAAAAGGATTATTGACATCAATAACGTTGGCACCAGAATACTGGTTTACCATGCCGGGCAGTTGATTTGCATATTGAGGGTAAAGACCAGTGTAAGGCGTTTGTCCAGGCTTAAGTGCATTTACCGCTGCTCCGCCAGCGCCCCAAAGTTGGCCGACTGAAGGCAAAGCACCTGTTACTGCACCGCCAACGCTTTCTGCTACTTTGCCGCCACCCAATTGACCTAGTCCAATAGCAACGTTAGGTAAAGCCTTGCGGGCATCATCTGTAGCAAGAATATTGGCCGCTTTACCAAATAATCCGGGGGCGTCTACAGCCTCTCCGGCCATACGGGTCAAACCGCTTGCAGCCTTGCCTAATGCACGCCCGCCAACCAAGGACCCCCCTGCAGACAAAGCACCTGTTGACAAAGCTTTTAAAGGATCCCTGGTCTCACCAAGATTACCAAGAAATGCGCCAATTCCGGTAAGTATAGGTAGGGCTGCTTCACCAAGGGTGGGCAATTCAAACAGTGCGGGCCACATACGTTAACTCCTTATGCTATGTATTTTAGTGTAAGCAACTCTTAGCCAAACATTGAACCAATGTTTCCACCAATTGAGGGCATAGCTGCGGCAATTCCGGGTCCTAACCCAGGGATAAAGCTTGCGCCAATGCCAGCCAATGTCCCAAGTGCCCCACCAAACCCCTGTGCTTTTTGACCCGGAATATACATTGGACTAAAGTCGGGCCCTTGAGTTACTAATTTATTTCCTCCACCAAGGTCGGATACATTAGTGCCCCCCATTCCTTTGCCACCGAAGGGGAAATCATATCCCCCTCCAGCATTGCGGTTTGACATTGCATTTTTAGCTGCCTTTTCAAAAAGACCACTAAAAACGCTGCCCCAATCATAACCGCTTTTTCCTCCCCAATTGCCTGAACTTTTTGAAAAATCTTCCCATGCTGTTCCGTAATCTTTATTTAATAAGTTTTCACCACCGTTGCCAAAATATCCGTGGCTTGTCCCCCCGTAATCCGGGGCAGTACCATCCCCTCCAAAAATATCTTGGCCTATTGGTTTCCACCTGACATCATTAAAAGTGCCTGGATCAAACCCAACACTGTCATAGGCTCCCATTATTTCTTACCAGAAACAGTTTTTGTCATTTTATTCTAAAAGATCCTATTCTGGGCGCGCGGTGCATTAAGCGCATTCAGATAGACCTGATTCATGTTCATTGATGGATTGCTCATGTTGCCAATACCCATACCGGAATAAGCTTGCGGGGCAGACATGCCGGGTTGATCGTATTGATGCCGAGCTTGAATTGTTCCAATTTGTTGGAAGTATTTTTGTTTTTGCATTTGTTCTTCTATTGCCAGTTGCTGTAGTTGCTGTTGATGCGCGAGCATCATGGTTTGCATTTTGTATGCTTGAGATTTATCTAAACTACTGAGTGCTGGTCCTGTTTGAGGTGTTGGGATAAGGCTGCCAATATTTTTCCCAATAGCGGTACCAAGCGCTTCCGCACCTACGCGGCCTGCAGTTTTAGCAGTATTAATTCCAAATTGAGTTAGAAATGCGCCCAGCTTATCGCCAGCCATTCTTAATTCTTCGGGGTTCATCCTATTTTCGTCCCTGATGAGCCGGGGAAGGGGTCGGCTTGTCCTACAAGTCTATCATCAGTTTGGTATGGCGCAGGTCTGGACATAAATGGCCCCAAGTTATTAGGGTTTACAGGATCAATAATTAAACCACGTTGAATACCTTGCTGGTAATTATTAAGGAAATTCTGAGCTGTAATATTATTGGGATTTTTGGGGTCTGCTTGTGCTTGATTATCCCCAAAATTTGGACGAACCCCCGCCTGATCAATTTGTGGTTGAATGCTGGACGGATCAAATCCTTGCTGATTAAAGCCTTTATATGCCGGGTTGGTATTACCTTTTAAAAAAGCCGCAGTAATGGAAGTTGGGTTGATTGCCGGCGCATTTACCCCAAGTGTATTAACATCAGGCGACTTCCCTGAACGGAGGGCTTGCTCCGCCGGAGAACTATAATTTAATGAAAATGGTTGATCACCATTGGCCATGTTTATTTGCCTTTACGCTTGCGGAGTTTGCTTAACGTTTTCGCTAGGTTTGCTTGCTTTACCGTTGACTTGTCGTAATGTTCAGGGTGGGCCGCAACCTTGGCGGCAAACGCAGCTGTGCTCATGTGAGCTTCCTTGGCTTTCTTTGAGAATGCCCCAGGGTGTTTAATCGCGTGTTGAATAAACTTTTCGTCTTTCGCCATATTACTTACCTGTGGCTAATTTTTTGATAGCGGCAATCGCTTCATCTTTAGTTTTGACGCCATTGATGCTGTCAGCGATAAACTTAGAAGCTACAAGCCCAACTGGAGTTTCGGCTGCAGTTGCAAATTTCTCCATTTTTGCAACGGCTTTGCTGGGAATCCAAAGTTCCGCAATCTTTGCTGCTACGGTTTCGATCTCTTCCGTAGTCAGTTTGCCGTCCCCTACCGCTTCTACAGATAGCTGAATTGCCTTTTCAATTTGGGAACCGCTCCACCCATGCATAAATTGAATGAGGACAGGATCAACGATATCAAAAGCTTTCTTTAGCAGGGGCCCATACTTTAATGCAGCTCCCAATGCTTTTAGCGTGCTGACTTTGTTTGCACCAGCAGTAACAATGGCTGCAACAACAGCGGCGGCAATAGGTTCTAGAAGTGTCATTACAGGGCTCTCTCTGAGTTTAATTTAGCACCAGCAATTACCTTTTTGGGTCAACCCCCAATCCAAGTGCTAGCTGGCTTGATGAATGGGCGGAAATCTTGTGGGTTATAGGGTGCGGTAGGTACCGCTTGCCGTTGTTTTGCAATGTAATCGTAGTGACCTTGCATCTCTGCCTGGCGCATAGCATCACGTTGCAGTTGTTCAGCCAGTAGGGCTTGGCGTGATCCAGGGGCTCCTTGCATGACGTTTGTTTCTTCAACGGGTTCATACGGATCATAGCCGTAACTGGCAAGACGCCCAACCCTCGCATTCTCACCGCTCCCTGCACGTACACGCGATTGGCGCCATTGGTTTGCTTTAGCTACAGGATTTGTTGCTACAACCGCGACAGGGGCGTTGACCATGGAGCCAGCATCAGAAACTTGCGGTGAGGGGCTAGCTTCGGGTTGAGTATTGTATTTTTGCGCCAATAGTTGATCGCGCAGCGCTGCTCGATGTGGTGGCGGCAGGTGGCCATGCGAACGGAGCAGCAACGTATCCATGTCACTGATTTCTTGTGAACTGGGGCCTGTAACCATAGGGGCTTCCGGTCCCATGGTTTGCTGGGTGGAAAGGATTCCGGCTTGTGTTATGGGCTCATTTTGCAGCAGGCGCCTTGCAGGTGCGCCAGGGGGTGCGCCTTTGGCTTCCTGTACTAAACGCATCTGGGCGGGTATAACATCTTGGTTATAACGTCCTGCCGTTGTTTCGTGCGGCTGTGGGTTTTCCCCTCGGATATCTGCCAGCAAATCATCAATTTTGGACTCAATAGACCCGGCATAAGCGGTTTGGCGCCGGAGTTCCCCTTGGGCTTCTCTTCCGTATTGGGCGTTTTTTGCGCGTTGATAATCAGGTGCATAGCGGTTAATTACATCCATCACCACATCAGGGCTTTCTTGCGGCAATACTTCGGAAGTTCCCGTAGCGCCCCCTATAAGCTCCTCATTGGTGCCAATATTTTGTAGGGAAGGATGGCGAGCGGCCATTTCCGCATATTGTTGTGATTTCCTGTATGCAGCTGCTTTATTTTCATAATCGATGGTTGCCAGCTGTTCTTCTAACCCGGGGCCTGGTTCTATGTTTTCCGGCATTTCGTAGGGCATGTTCCCCATGCCTTGTTTGGGCACTATTAACAGATCTGTCACAGCACGCCCACTTGGACCTTGTTTTGACGTTCGCAACAGATCTGTTACAACAACTCCACGAGGACGTTCTTGCCACGGGTCTGGGATAGATGCCTGTGCCGGTTGTGCGCTCATGCCGCCGCGTCCCCAAGTAACTCTGCCGGTGTCCACCGGAGTTGAGCCCTTTCCATAGGTGATGGGGCGCCTAGCTTCAACGGTTTGCTCTGGATCTTCGATGACTACTGCAGAAGGAGGAATAACCGGTTGCAATTGACGCATCGCACCTTCTTTAAAGCCGCCGAGGAAAGATTGCGCTCCAGGGCGAGCTTTTTCGTACAAACTACCCTCCACTCCGCGTCCTAGAGCATTTGAAATCGTTGTTTTTGCATTCTGAAGGTGAGGTTCAACAGTTTGCGCAACATTCTCAATGATTTCTTGACCTTCTGGGGTGCGGCTAAGTGCAACTGCACCTGCAATTGCGCCCGCTGCCAGGGCTGTTTTGCCTGCTGCATCGATAAATCCCCTAACGCCCCCTCTACGGCCAATATTGTTCACATATTGATATACGTGAGGCGCCAGAGCGGCCCGTTCTGCGTCAGATTGAGGGTATGGATTGCCCGTCATCGACGACCAGAGCGCAAAATCACGCGGCGAGGCGGGCATTTATCTAAACCACTTAATATTTCTTGATTTTACTCGCTCTACACATGATTTAACAAATGCCTTCCCCTAACGGCGCCTTTAAAACCCACTTTTGGGGTAAAATTTACGGGAGCCATCAAGCCCCCTCTTGACAAAACTTAACGTACGAGGAAAAAA